ATTTTGAGTAATATGGAATCTCGACTTCAAGTGTGGGATTGACAGACTGTTGAGTGTAAGCAAGTCCATCCCATGATGCAACACCACCATCTCCTTCTTCTAATATCAAAGGAGTAATAATGTTTTTCAAACCATTAACGTCTTGATCTCCATATGAAGAAATTGCAGAATCAGTCGCTTCCTGCGTTCCAGTAGGCCACAATCTATGTGCGTAAATTGTAGCTGTAGCAATGTTTGATGTGTTATTCGGAACTACTTTCCATCGAATACTACCTCTATGCCCTGAAAATGCATATCTTACCCAATGTAACAAGTTGGTTGGTACGTAATTATACCCGTTTGCACCTTGAGCATCAGGAGAATACCCTTGTAACTTCGGAAAATAACATCTAATATAAGATGAAATCCGTTGACCATTAGTATACTCTAAAGACTCGTGCAACATAGCTCTTTTTAACAAAGGCCGAAACGATGCAATTGATTCTCCTGCAAACACTTTGTTTACATCTGTCAACACTTGCTCGTTCGTACCCATTCGCTCTACATTTGTCGAAAATGGAGCATTGTCATTTTCTGATGCTATGGCATTTGGTGCTTCCTCTACTCCAGACTGAGGCTCTATTCCACTCTGTGCTGTTGCTTGATCAAAATAAGCCAGGCCAACAATTTCACTAGAAGTTGGAACAAAAACCTCAAAATCGTCCCCTGCAGAAACAAAAACATTTATTTCTATATCATTATCTATCTCACTATTAGGAACAGTGAGTTCATTCAGAACAGAAACAAATATAAATCCATTTCCAGGGTTAAAAGTCAAAGGAGTTCCACTCGTGGAGAACATAGATGTATCAGTGTCTCCAAGAGAATGCTGGAAATTTTCCATTAACGCGGTTGTTTGTGCAGGTCCAACTTCAATTGTAACATCTCGGTCTTTAGATATATCCACTATACGCTGATAATTGACATTATATTCAGGACTAGATGGAACTGTGGAAGGATCAAATCCTATTCTCAATCGTCCTTTGTGAAAAGACGAAGAAACAATTTGAAATCGATACCTCATAGTTCCTGTCCAATACCTAAATGGTAATGCCGCTACAGCGCAAGGTGGAAACATAAAACCTTGAGCACCATTAGCCCCAACAAAATTTCTCCATACTGATGGAGAAACTGCCATCTGAAAAATAATATCATCGGCAGCTTGGGCAACAGTGTAATTGAAAGTTGTATAATACGCCTCTCTCTTAGCTATATCGCGTATATTCATCGGATCATCACCCGATAAACCTGCTATTCTTGGATCAATGGAAAGCTCCTGCTTTTCATCCAGTGTCAACCTTTGCACAGTTTGTGGCACATTGGTTATTGCCAAACTACTGGTTGGTTGAGGTCTTAAAGGCTCTGGAGCTTTTGTAATTGGAGGCGCGCAATAGCCAAACAATTTGGCCATTCCCCCTATCACATCAGCAGCTTTAGCTGTGGCCATCGCATATGGAGCAATAGCTCCAATACCCGATGCCACTTTAGCCATTTTCGACACGACACTGGCAGGTCCAGAAATAATTCCCTTCTCATTTGCCTCATCAATCTCCTTACCAGATTGAGGATTAAGAGTGGACATGTTCCTGGCAGTTGGAACGGAAAACTCAATATCTTCCATCCAACCAAAAATTGTAATGTTGAGTGGTGTATTCGCTCCATTTGCGTGTTTAAGCGGGTTCAAAACCCGCAAATACAACTCGCCCAACTCAGACCAATCGGAAGTTGAAATATCAACATAATCTTCATACCAAAAGAATGGCAATGTCATCTCTCCTCCCTGAGAAGTTGTCGGATCTATATACAAATGCGGCAATTGAGTTGTTTGAACCAAATCAGTACGAAACAAACTAGTATGAGTGGACAAATCGTCCCACCCAGGAACTGGATTGTATGCAACTAATAATCGCCCATAATAAAACCCATTGCCATTTATGACAACTTTAATTCTCAATTTTCCTCTCAACAATTTGTAATTGGAGAGTCTATTGGCCACCATTGGATTCTGCAAAAAGAACGACCACGGGTTAAAAGTGGCAGACAATGAAATACTCGGAGACCAAAAGTAAGTTGCAAGTCGAACTGGACGCCTGAAAAAGTCATCCAAATTTGCATCTTCTTTATCTCTCAAATACCTTGTGTTGTCAAACTCCGAATCCACTACATAATGGTGACTTGTTGTTTCGTCATCAAAATTCATTGTAGTGTATTTTGACATAGGCATCGTCTTTGAAACTGAAACTCCTTCAACACCACTCTGTGGGTTTAGCTCTTCTGTTTCATTTATCTTTTCCAAAGCTGCCGCTTTCTTGTCGCGTATTATTTGAAATCGCTCATACGCCTCTTTGTACAATCGAGTACGAAACTTCCTTTTACCATCATTAGGCTGAGTAATGCCCAATCCAGGCGTTTTAGTTTCTCTCCCACTCTGTGGTACAAGCGACCTACGCAACTTTTCATCATCAATTATGAGTAACACTTCTTCATACGTCACTCTATCATATTCCTCATACCTCTTGCGAATGGAATCCAATTCCTCTCCGCTTTGTGGTGGGAAATGTGCGACATCAACTGGTGATGATGAACCAGCTATTCGTTCCAACTCATTATTACGTCTCTCTATATCTATAACTAATTGACGCAATTCCGCAATCTCTCGAATATAAGTTTCAAAAGACTTCCAATGCGGATCATCTTGAGTTTCCATTGAACTTGTTTGATGTCTAAATTGCGAGGCATCCGCCTCTTCAGGGTTTTCGGAATCCCTGCTAACCTCAACAGATGAATTAAATGTACAATATTTTAAACATTGACCAGACGATTTATTTACAACCGTAATGACGTACGTCTATTACCATTCGGCTTGTCAAATTTTATAAACGTGCAACGCGTATGAGCATGTAGATCGACAAACTACAATTCACTCACCGTAACCTGTATACACGAGTTAATTTTGCTTGGCTCAGATTTAAAACTGCCACTCGTTTATCGCCTGAGTTAGGCATATGCCAACTTCCAATCCGCAGCC